TCGCTCTAACTTTAAGTGACCTAGCTCCTAGTGCGCCATCAATAACAATCGGTCCAACAAATAATATTGCACAAGCTGGAGGAGGACGTTCAGCTTCAGCGTATGATATGGAAAGTCCTTTTGTTGAAACCATGATTTATAGAAATACTGTCCAGGCATAACAAAAACCCCGCACAAGGCGGGGCAAACTAAGTTCTGAGAAAGGAGCTTTAGTTTATTGTTCAGCTAACGATTTGAAATAATCCAAGTCATCATCTACAGTAGTAGACACAGGAGCCTTCGCTCTTGTAACTGGTGTTGGCAATTCAACATCTTCTGCACGAATATTAGGAACAGCGTCACCTTCAAAACCTAGAACCTTATCAAGGCGAGCCTTAAGTTGTTCATATGGTTTGAAATGTTTCTTGTCCGTAAAATCTTTCAAAGAATGTTCTTGTTTGTAGATAGCTTCCAATTTGTCATCATCTTCAAACAATGCACCTTTGGCTGCAAACTCTGATTTGTCGTAGTTGCGATATCCCTCAACATTACGAATCTTCAATTTGAAGTTTGCGCCTTCCCACAAGTCAAATGGGTTAACTGGTGTTTCATCAGCAAATTCTGGATTCATAGCTTCAGAAATCTTATCAAAGATTTTCTTTCCGAATTTGAACAAACGAACAGTTCCTTCATTTTGAGGATTGCTTGGATCAGAAACAACATAGATGTTTGCAACGTAACTCAAGCGGCGCTTTTGTTTACGAACGATTTCTTTGTTTGCTTCAACACCAGAATTCCACAATGTAGAGTTGTGTTCACAAACGGGGCACTTATCACCAACTGTAGTCAAACAGTTATCAATGAACCATCCGCCTGGTCCTTGAAAGCCGTGGTCAAAGCGGCGTACCCATGGAAGCCCATCATCACCATCAATAGAAGGTGCTGGTAGAAAACGAATAACAGCCATGCCGTTACCAGATTTATCTACAGTTGGAGCCCAGAATCGGGTATCATCTTTTGAGCCAGCCTCAGCAGTTTGTGTGGTGGTCTCAATAGCCTTAGTGAGTTTATCAAGGCTGTCGCGGTTGCGTTTTAGATTAGCGAAAGACATAGTATTTTCCTTTGTATAAATTGTATGCGTTGTATAAAATTATCCACATGATTCATTGTATCATGTATTTAGTTCTACTTCAAGTAGCTTTTCAAGCATCATTAAAGTATTACCAATTTCTTTATGAAGAATACCAATACCACCAGCGGCGTTAAACGACTGGATAATATCTTGTGTATCATCAATAAGAATTGTGTTTGGTGTAGCATACTCAGCCTTGTGCTTACGACCGGGAACAACGTTCGCCTTTAGTTTGCCAAGACCATTATTTTCTAACCAAACAACTTTTTGTCGTGCAACTTCATCATGGTATTTGTTACCACCAGAAGAAGTCAACAACTCAATTGATACGTTTGCATCAAAGCAAAACATAACCAATTCATTGGCACCAGGATACCACTCTAGCGTTTCAAATTGCTTTGTCGCTATGAAGTCATGCCAGTGTACATTAAACTCTTTTCGGTCACGCATTGAACCTGGCAGTTCTTTGTATAACTCAAAGTATCGGCGTTCAAAGTTACAAAGAACACCATCCATATCCAAATAAATCTTTTCAATCATTTCAATTCTTTCAATGCTATTTCACGAAACTTTGCTTTATCAAAACTCAAAAACGGAGAATATTTTGTCCACTTTTTGTATAGTAATGGCCAGCGAATGTCATCTGAGATTTTTCTTTGCCACATAGGAAGAAAATTCATCATTGAATTCAGTATGCATAGAGTTTCAGCTTGAATAACTTTTTGCAAGGTCATCGTCAATAACTCTGGATACTCACCATCAGTTTTTAATAAATCGTTTATGCTACCACTCTCACCAATCACCGAACAATCATTTTGAAAGTTATAACTCAATGCTTGAACGATTGCAAGTCTCTTTATATTAACTTCATCTGAATCATCTTCAAGCAAAGTTCCTGCCCAACAATTATCATTGTGTAGAAGGTTTGAGATAACAAAATCAATGTAGTCATTTTTACGATTGTTAAACTTTCTGGATAACTTGTAGAAATGATACTTGTCTTTTCTTTTCTCAAACGATTCTATAGTGATGTTTGTTTTACCGCTGTACTTAAAAAAGTCATAACCCGAGGTGAAATGCAATTTTAGTACGTGGTAAAGAGAGAATGCTTCATAACCTGTCATGCTATAATTATATCACAAATCAAATAGGAAGTCTACGTGTTTTAGGCAACATATTGAGTTCCTGTGCATCAATCTCAATTTTTGCCTTCAAGTCTTTGTTTACCAAACTGGAGGCTAGTTCAATCTCCATGCCAGTCTTATTACAATACTCAATGATTGCTTCCATATAGTTGTAATTGGTTTCTATTACGAGTTTTTCAATCTCTTCCTGAAACTTGTACATTTCATCTTTTGTTGGCATTATTTTACAATCGTTTCATACAACTGTTCAAATTGTTCATGCACAGCAACTTCTTCATCATAGTTTTGTTTGTGGTAAACTTTAACTAGGCGGTTCACAATGTTCTTTGGCAACTTCAAGTCATCGCAAATTTCTTTGATTGCTTCCTTGATAAAGTCTTTTTCGCCTTCCATGCGAATCATAGAATTGGAACACTCTTTCATGGCATCAAGCAATTTCTTGCGGTCAGCCTCACTAGATATTTGATTAATACTAAATTGTTTTACAGCCATAATATACTCCTTAAACGAAACCCATTTTGCTACCAATTTTGCTGGTAGTATTTTGTTCAATCTGTTTGTTAAACACTTCTGCGATAGTCCAGCTATCACGCTTACCATCCAACTTAACACCAATTCTTTTAGCTAATGTTTCGGCTTGTTTTTGTTTCAATGAGACAAAAGAAACAATGTCAAAACAACGACCGGGGCGAATCAACGCAGGATCAATGTCACGGATACTTGGCAAGTTAGTTGAGAAAATCAACTTCTTACCTTTTGTAGTAACAAGACCATCACCAACGTTCAAGAAACGATGCATCATGGTGTTACCATCACTCCGTGCTTTCAGGAAGTTATCAGAATCTTCAAGCACCATCACACCTGTTTCATCTTCAATGAATCGTGCGAACAGATAATCTTTCTCCAGAATTGCGGCATCATATGTCACAATCGCTTAGGAGTTACTGTGTGCAAGAAGACCACGAATGAAAGTAGTCTTGCCAGTTCCTGGTGGTCCAATCAACAAGAGAATGTTGGCATTAGATTCCAGATAACGGTCATAATAGTCGGTCAATGGTTCTTTGAGGAACGGATACATTTCATCAACAGGCAAACGATCCGCATTCAAAGGAACATTAACGCTATCACCATTCGCACCATACACCCACTCAATGTATGATGTAACTTCTTCAAAATGTTTTAGGAACATGTCTTCAACATTTTCAATGAAGATTTTATCACCATAAGTTTGTGTGGTAATTGAATTAGAATTCACATCATAGCGAATGAAATTCAATCCTTCGGTGATGATAAGACCACTAGAACTTGTGAATTGAAGAATGTGGTCACCCTCAAATTCTTCTTCAATAAATTCTTTCCACTTTTGACGATTGCCATGCAATTTCAACTCCGAATTGTGAGTTGATATTTTCTTTTCTGTCCGAGCATCAATCATTTGCATGTACAGCCAATCGCTGTAATCAGATGCACCAACAAAAAATTTATCGTTTATACCTGTTTTCATTTCATTCATATTCATATCCATTGCGTCATAAGTCCATGCTTTCAATGCACGTTTTCTCCGTTTTCCTTTTGATTTAGAAACCCGATATTTCCTAGGTGCACCTTCGCCGATTTGTGATGCGGCGAGTTTTAATTCTCTAAAAATTTTATGTACTTCACTCATTTTCTAACCGTGGCTGCGTAAGTTATACAGATTGCATTCATGTTTGTTTCATATGCACACTTAACAGAAATTGGATCAACACCTTTGGCAATAGCCGCTTCAATGTTTTTTGCCATGTTGTTTCTGTCATTTATATTATACATGAAGATACTTACAATAAACGTACAACAAACTATTGTTGCCGATACACACACCGTAATTAAGTTATTGTTCATTTTAAATGATTCCTTTGTTTCTGTCAATTTTGTCGCCTTTACTCTTGTAGAAAATATGCCTGCCAATTTGTTTCTCCCTTTTTAGTTTTGTCCAACCTGGATTTACATAATCAGCATGGTAATAAGTTGCTCCGTTTGTTACATCGGTCATTCTTTCAAAATTCAAGAAAAGGTTTGTTGATAACTCTAAAATCTCATTATACAACAAAGTGTTCTTGATTGTCAAGGTCTTACTGGTAAAATTGGTGTCACAATACCAAGAAAATTGGCAAGTGTTTCCAGTCTTTTGCTTTACAACTCCACATATGTCATTTGCATATCCGGACTGCACTCGGTTAAAGGTTACGAATGCTACCGCTTTCTTACCTTCGTTTGGTTCATGCGCGGCTTCAAAATAAATATTTTCAGCTAGGCATGTTACCTGTTTCTTTGCATCCGTAGTGAGTGCATTGAATGTTGACTTCATCGGTAGAATGTTTCTGGTGTCAACATTCACTAATGATAATGACAAAATTATTGATGAGAAAATTATACTCAAGAGTATAGGTTTACTTCGCATCTTTTTCCTTTCTGTGTGTGAATGCCAGATAACTGGCATACCTCCAATTAGGATTTCTTAGAGACTTTTGGAGTTTCTATAGAAACATTAGAAACGAAACCACTAAGAGAAACGAAACCATTAAGCACTTGTGCTTTGGCTATAATTTCTGTTTCGGAGGGATAAGGCGGAAAGCCTGGGTGTGCTGGCGGTGTCTCGCCTTTGATTTTTGCAGATTCACATTGCATGGACCAATCATTGCTGATTTGTTCACGCTTACCATAATAATCATCTGATAGCATTCCTTGTGCCATTTTTAGTAGGTCAAGGCGTATCTCAAAAGGTGTCATGTTTGACATAGTTTCTCCTGTGTGTTAGTGTGTGTTAGTTTTTATTGAGAACTAACAAACTCTTATATTAGAATCCTACCGAGACTGTAAGTCCGACTGCACGATCCTGAATGTCTTGATAGCTTTGGCTAACACCAACACCAACGGATACTTTGCTGATAACTGGCATGTCGTAACTAGCAAATACTACAGATTGTTTTGGATTTGCGCTATCCCAATTTACACGGGTCTTAGCACCAGCCATGGCATAACCAGGACCAACTTTAGTGCCAGCGTTTGCGCCAACTAGACCATACTCATATGGCTTTGCACCAGCGCCGCCATTATCAAAACCAACGCCAATGAATGGGCTGATACCGAAAACTGTTTTACCTGCGGTAAGTTCCAAACTATTGAACATAGATTGGTTGTCATTGGTACGAGCATTACGATTTTGTAATCCAAGATTCAAACCACCTAATATAGTACCAGCACGGACATACTGTGCGATACTTTGTTTGTTACTTACACGGTCGGTAACTTGGTCAACACCATACGAAACAAAACCACCGGCTTGTGCGGCAGTTGCGATTGCAATTAAACTTGCGATTGCGATTTTCTTCAAAATAAAACTCCTTGTTAATAAATTGGTAGGTTATTCTGTTACGAGGAAACCTACCGAAACCCTAAGCGGCGTTTAGGCCGCTAAAGCAAAACTTTCGTCATTTGCATTTACGTTTTTTGCTTGATTTACGGTCATCGCCTACCGTGCTGTCCACGCATGTACTTGTTGCCCTGTCGAATCTAGGTCACCCCCATCATAAAGATTTTATCTCAGTAATGATATCATAAACTTTTGAATAAGCATCGGAAATCTTTTCTAAATTTTCTTCAGTCAATGTTATTCCCTCACGGGCTTCACACTTAACTAAATCTTTAGCTAAGTTTTCCTGCAATTCTTTAAGTTTATTATCCACTTAAATCCTTATGGTGGAGGTGGGGGGATTCGCACCCCCGTCCAGGACACTTTTCTCTTTGCTTCATACAGCAATAACACTAATTATAACACAACAAAACTAGGTTGTCGGGTAATAATTGTTTTTTTCTCGGTAAAAACTAATGTATTCTAGTAAAGTATTTATATGTTTTCTCATTGGTTCAATAAAGATGATTGGGTTATCTTCCTGTACAGCCATGATAACAACTATTTGGTCAATTCTTACACCAATCAATTCTTCATACATCAATGCATAAGCGGTACATTGAGCAAAATATGCAGGAATATCTTCCGCAGTTTTCACTCTGCTGGATGTTTTAAAATCAATGACAGATAGAACACCATCATATTCCGCAATACAATCTACACGCCCAGCCATGCCAAGTTTGGTTGACCACAATGCACATTCTTGATAGTGAATGTTGTTAATTTTATTTAGATATGGTTGTACCTTTTTAAATAGTTCCAACGCATCAGGCATTGGCTTACCCAACTCTTGATTGTTCAAATACTTTTCACATAGCGTATGCATACGTGTACCACGCCCAGAAGCAATTCGTGAAATACGATTTGCTTCCTCTGCACCAACACGCTGTCGCCATTCGTAGATAGCTTTCTTACCCATTGCGCCCAATACGGTTGTTACTGATGGCAATCTTTTACCATCTGGTGTTACATAAAATCTTCCGTTCTCTAGTGTTTCTGATTTTAAATCCGCAAGTTCTTTTGGTGGGCAATAGGTAAACATAATTTAATTGGTTGAATCCTCATGTTGCATTTTAGCGAGGATGTAATCTTTCACAAGTGATGACCGAACGATATCATCTGCGGTAAACTCAATTCTAGTGAATGCATTCATGTGCATTGCAATATCAAAGAATTTTAAAATACCACTCATATCATTTTTCTTTTTATTCAAGTCTGTTTGGCGATAGTCACCACACCAGACAATCTTTGAGCGGTAACCAACCCGGGTCATAACAGTATCAATTTCCTCAAACGTCAAATTTTGCATTTCATCAACGATAATAATTGCATCATCAAATGACATACCACGAATAAATGATGTTGAAATAAACTCAATGTATCCTTGTTCTTCAAGTCTTTGATACGCATCTTTGCGACCAAACAAAGTGTGGCAAATTTGTTGATATGGTTGCTGATAGATTTCCATCTTCTCTGCAACATCGCCAGGTAAGTGACCCATATCTCTTGATTGTACCGCTGAACGGACAATAATAATTTTGTGAAATGGATTACTCTTATCTAAAACTTCTTCTAGTGCTTTGTACAATGCACAAAATGTTTTACCTGTTCCTGCTACACCATGCAATGCTACAAAATAATCGCCTCTCTTATATGCATCAAAAAATAATTTTTGATTGTTTGTTAGTGGGTCAAAAGTCTTTAAATCATCTATTCTGATTTTTAGTGCATTCGTTGGTTTTAAATGTACATCAGATTCATCAACAAGTCTAATTCTCGTATTTGCTTTTCTTGCCATGAAGACCCTCTATATTTTTGATGCCATTATCCCTTTGTGTGTTTTTTAATCACCTGTTCGGTTCTGGCTTGTTTAATGGATTTTCTTCCGTGCTTATCCGCAACTGCACTAGCAGGATGACCCTCAGAGATTTTTGAAAGAACCTCTTTGAACCCATCGGGAACACGGTTTTGTTTTGATGTAGACACGCCCGACACAATCGCAGGTGCAGTCATCACAGGTTGAATCTGTGGGTTGGTTTTCAGATATTCTTCACGTTCAGAAATTTTCATAAACGATTCAAATTCTTCACCCGTATCAATATTCAAGAAGTTATATGTAGGCATGTTACACTCTTATATAGTAGAGTACCACTGAGGGATACTGCGTTTTTTCCAATTTGCTAGATGGGACTTGTTGTTTATGTAGTAATTCCGATATGACGCAATAGAATCACCGGGAATTTTCACTTCATCGGGCATCGCTGGAGTAGGCTCAGACCAGCCTTTGTTACCGATATTTGTGGGAACGTTTTTTAGTAAAACAAAACAAAGACCATCACGTTCTACCTTATGCGTTTTGCCATACCGATGTGTGTATTCTTCACACAAAGCAACCAGCAAATTTGATAACCAAATATAATTCTCGGGCGATTGTCTTGCCCAAACAGCGGAAGGATGGTTGGTGTGAGTGGCGGCATATAATATATTTTGCCGGTCATCATATAACATCCATTCTCTTTTTTTTCTACCTGCCGCAGTAGTAAACCAAGGAGTTTGTTCACCATCTAATACACGGTGAGCGGTAGAAAGTAATTGAGCATATTCAAGGATCATTTTAACGGTATGTTTGTCATTGTGCATTTCAGCACATTTGTAAACATCGTGGTCAAGGTAAAAAATATTCATGTGTTACCAATGGCGAATTACGCCTGCTATAATAAAAATGTTAGTGATGACGTATGATAACACAATCAGCGACCGAATGCAAGCAATTTTATCAGCCTCTTTATTATCTTCTCCAGCTTTTTCGCCTAATGCTTTAGCCCATAATTTCCACATTCCGATTCTCCATAGAAAAAAACCTGAGCATTGCACCCAGGCTAAACTTTAGAAGTTTTTAACTTAAGCCGTAGTAGAAGGCTCGGTAACCTCAGTCACAGTAAGGACCTCGGCTTCTTTCGCAGGCGTAGCTTGCAAATCTTTCATTTTCTTAACGGGTTTTGCATCAAATACAACACCACGGTTCATCAAATATTCTTTAGCAGCCTCGGGATTAACCAGTTGATATGCGCCGACTTTGCGACCATCTTTAACTACCTTAACTATACCACCGCCTTTGGCTTTAATTGCCCAGATGAATGTTGATAGTCGATACATGAGGATTTCTTTGCCCAATAGGGCATCAATTTCTTCTTTTGTAGTTGGACTACCAGTCATAAGAACTTGGTAAACTTTTTCCCAGGCTTTCAGCTTAACGGGCTTTGCGGCTTTTGCTTTTGACATAATAAAAACTCCTAATCAATTAATGAAACACAATTATAACAGAACAGGGCACACCTGTCAACACTTTTCTCGGCAATCATGCGGCTTGTTGCAACATGATGGTAGGATACTTAACGAAACCGGTAGTATCCTTTTTTGCTTTGCCTTTAGCATAGAGACCGACAATCACACCCTTGGGATCAAGGAAACGCAAGTCGGATTCATCACCGTTAAAGACTGGGCGATTGAGGTAATCAACAGGCATCGGCAATGTTTTTTTGATACCGAAGACTACCGCAACATTCAAACCTTCATTCATAGCCCTCAACACATCGGAATCGTTACCGTCCGCGGCTGAAAACGTTAATTGATAATTTGAATACTCTTTAACTTTACGACCAAGAATTTTAGTGTAGTCGTAAAATTGGACTTCTGGAAAAGCGGTGAAGATGTTGCGGAACAATTTACCGTTGCGAACAACTTCGTATTTTTCCCAAGCCAAATCGGATGTACCGTTCAAGCGGAAGACAGGCACCAATTCCATTTTTTTGCTTTGCTTGATACCCAACTC